GGGAACATTGAGAAGATGGTTTTCATGCCCATCTTCGCAGCCCTTCAGCATACCCCAGGCTTTGCGGCCTGGACCTCTGCAATGGAGGTTGGCCATGCTATAACAGGCATGTTTGACGGTGATCGACACAGCCGTCGGCCAGGTGCGTGGAGTCCGGTAATGTCAGTCGACTTTTCTAAGTTCGACGTCACCTTATCACATGAGGTGATTGACCGGGTTTACTCCATCATCCGGGGGTGGTTCAGCGATGACGCTCATAACGTCATTTCTCACCTGAACCACTATATGACCCACCTGTCACTGATCACTCCTGATGGCGTTCTCTCGCGGAAACAGCGGGGGATGCCATCAGGCTCAGTGATGACAAACCTCATCGACAGCCTCGCAAATCTCTGGGTTGTTGCCTATGCGGCAGCTCGTCTTGGGGCCAGGGTCGCCGCTGCAGAAGTGCAGGGTGATGATGGCGTCTATGTGTTCGACCAGACGGTTGATCCCGAAGAGATGCGGGAGGTGATGTTGGAGGATCTCGGGATGGTTATCAGCCCTGATAAGGGGATGATTGCTGACAATGAGGTGCACTATCTCCAAAATGTGCACCGCCGCAGCTTCAGGGACAGATACAATAATTGTGTTGGTGTCCGTCCCCTCATGCGCATTTTGAATGGCATGATGTCCTATGAAAGGTTTAGAGCGGGGTGGAACATGTACCTCGACTCGATCAGATGGGCAATGCAGCTGAGCGCCGCCTGGTATCATCCGGGCTTTCCTGCTATGGCTGAGTGGCTCTATGATCACGATGAAGTGGTGCGCACCGTACCGAACGATGAGACCCTTGGAGAGTACTTAGTCTCACGTGCGGGTGGTGAGAGCACTGTCCTCAAACATTTGGGTAGGCGGTACGAAGGAGCCGTCATGTTCTGTGATTCAATCGCAGAGTGCCCAGGTATCAACCAACTGGCGTGTATTCGCCAGTCATAATAGGGAAGGCTGAACTGATGTCAAGGAAACGTAACCAAATGGTTCTTGCAAGCCGAGGGGCTTTGCGAGTTTCGCGACAGTCTATGGCCACTTATGGCGGGCAACGCCGTGGTGGCACGTCGGGTCGCTGGGGTGATTGGACGGTTGGTGGTGGTCAGCTTGGTTCTACCGGCGCCACACCAGCCGCTGCTGGTCCCTCCTGGTTTAACCCACAAACCCTGCTGATTAATTCTCAGGTGGGTTTTCTGTTGGTCCAGGAGCCTGTTCCGGCGCCCGGTGCAAATTCTGCTCCATCACGCGGCGAAGTGACGATTGCCGAGGTTATGGGGTCGGTGCAGGCTGTCAATGGTGGAACAAATGCAGTTCCCACCACTTTTGGTGTGGGGATCTATGTGGCGGAGCTTAATACCTCCGGCACGGCGTGGTCGATGCGCAATCCGGTCTCAACAACCGATGCGCAACGGTCTGATTGGTTGTTTCTGAAGTGCATCGACCTACAGTGCACTTTGGCGGCAACCTCAGTCTCTACTCAGGCTGAGGCGTCAATCGAGGTCCACATCCCGGTACCGGTCACTATCGGCGGCGGTGAGGCTTTGATGCTTGTCGTTGGTAACAGCGGCGGTAATTCATTAGCCATTAATCCGTTCGTACGTTCACTTATCA